ACAGTAACGACTTATTCTTTTACTAGCTATCCTGTTTGTACAGCTTGGGATATTACACCTTCAGGAGATGCATATACTCTTACTCCTGATAATAAATCTTTATATTGGAATTTTGGGCAGCCATTTGCACCTGATTTAACAATCTTTAATTTTACACCATCTTCTAGTGGTTATTGGCAAAAAAATACATTATTCTTTTTGTATTGGGAAGCCTATTTAAATAATATATACAGCTCTGAAGCTAGGGTTATGGAATGTCATTTAAATTTAAATGAATTAGATATATTTAATTTCAAATTTAGTGATGAAATTTTTATAAAAGATTCTTATTGGAGAATAATTAATATAAATAATTATCAAGTAGGAGAAAACGCTTCAACAAAAGTAACATTGATAAAATTATTAGATAGTCTATATAATGCAGAAGGATGCGATTCTGTTGCTGTTAGCAGTAGTGGTAATTATTTATCTTGGTGTCCATCCGATAATCCAGGTTGCACACCTGATGTAACAGCACCGAATTTTGCAGGTTTATATGCTACAGTAGCCTGTTGTGAATCATCAGGGGGTATGGTAGATTGGGGTTCTACATCTTTGTCATCAAGTGGGTTATATAAATGCTTTGCTAATAGTGGTAGTTTACCTGCTACATTTCAGTCTAAAAATTCAACTTTAGCAATTACAAACACTTCACAATTAAAAACGATACTATCAGGTAAATTAGGTGGCACAAATCAACCACTTGTAGTAGGGGTAAATACAGGTAAATTTTCACAAAATATATTGCCTTATTCAGGGGATGATATAGTAATTAAATATAAAACAAAAATTAAAACACAACCTCAATTAGAAGGGGAATCACATAGAATTGTTTTATCAGGCTACACAGAAGGCAATACAAGGGGTTATGCTTATCCTGAAGGCAATAAATATAGAAAAGGAATATTTATTCCAAATAACTGTAATGTAATGGTTCAAGTGCAGGGAATAGCTACAGTAATTGGAGGAACAAGTTCTAGTTATACAGTAGGTAAGACGGAAAGTTTTTCTTATCATACTGCATTTATGAATGTGGCAGGGGTAATAACGCAATTAGGAACAGTAGGGGGAGTTTTAGAATGGTCTTTAAAAGAAGCATCATTATCTACAACATCTACATTATATATTGTAAACCTTGCAACAGGGGAGTTGTCATTTGGGTTAGATGACAGCCAAACAGATACTAAAAAAATATGGACATTGACTGTAGATTTAGCAGTACAAAAAATAGATAATTTAAATATGCCTTATAAGGAAAATTGGGCATTATATCAAAATAGTGATTATATCGAGTTTCAAAATTTTACACAAATGATATGGAATTAAAAAAATATATAGAAGCAACAACAAAGATAATAATTCCTTCTATTGACCATTTACAGTTAGTGGAATACAAAGGAAGGGAATTAGATTTTGCTTATGGTATGGAAGAATATCATACAAGTTTTAGAAGAATGTTAAAACAATTAATACGATTAATATGGCGATAGAGAAGACAATAACATTAAAAATAGATAATAAAGGTGCAGTAAATGAATTAAAAAAGGTCAGGGGTGAAATAGATATAACCTACGCTGAATTAAGAAGGTCAACGCCTATAGAATTGGATGGTGGTAAAGCTACAGCAGAATTAAAAAAAGTAGCTGCTGAAATAAAGAAAACTACACAGAGTACTAAAGATATAGGTACAGCTGCTGAGGGTTCTGAGAAGGGGTTTAAAAAATTAAAACTAACAACAAAAGCGTTTGGTGCTGCATTAAAAGCTACAGGGATTGGTTTAATAGTAGCTGCATTTGTAGCATTACAACAAGCATTATCTAAAAATCAAGTTGTAATGAATGCTGTAAATGTTGCACTAGAAGCTGTTAGCATTACATTTCAAAATATAGTTAACACAGTAGTAGAACAAGGGCAAAAAGTTTTTGATTTTTTTAGCAAAGTTGGTAAAGTTGTTAAAAAATTTACTTCTCAAGATTTAGATGGGTTAACATCAGCTTATGAAGAAAATAATGAACAGGTTGAATCAGCTATTCAAAAAAATATAAGATTAGGAAAAGAAATTGTTAAATTAAGAAATGAAGTAACATTAGCAGAAGCAGAACAAAGAAAATTACAACTAGCGTATCAAAAAGATGCAGAATTACAAAGACAAGTTAGAGATGATGTGAGTTTAACTGTTAAAGAAAGGATAGCAGCAAACGAAGAATTAGGTAGGATATTAAACAAGCAATTCGCAGTTGAAAAAGCATTAGTAGAGAAAAAAATAGAATTAGCAGAAAAAGAATTAGCTAAAAATAAAACTAATGTAAACTTAAAAGCTGCATTAATTAATGCTGAAGCTGAATTAGTAGATTTAGAAGAAAGGATAACAGGACAGAAGTCAGAACAACTTATTAATCTAACTACATTAGAGCAGGAATATACTGAAAGTATTAAGGAAACTGCAATAACATTACAAACCACAGGTCAAGAAAGGATAAGTATAGAAGATGAAATGGGTAAGCGAATGACTGCTGCTAGAAAGAAAAACCTAAAAGATTTAAATAAAGCAACTAAAGCAGCAGCAGATTTAGACCTTAAAACAGTAAAGCTAACAGAAGAACAAAAATTAAATATAGTTGCTAATACTATGGGAACTTTAGCTTCTGTATATGCAGAAGGAAGTAAAGAAGGAAAAGCATTAGCAATAGGACAAACTT